TAGCCGACGTTGAACAGCAGCACGCCGCGCTTGGTGATGCCCTGGTTTTTCCTGTTTACATCCACCGGCACGCCCCGGCCGATCAGCGGTTTGCCTTTTTGGTGTGCGCCCTTCATCGGCACCCAGCTCGATGTACGGCTGCGGCACCAGTCGCGCACCTCATGGGTGGCATAGCCGCCGTCGTCGATGCCGCCCATGGTGAGCCTAAGTTCGGTGCCATCGGCCTTGCGCCATTTGGTCTTGGTGATCTGATCCAGCTGGGCCAGCGTCTCCGGCTGCTGCGGGTCGCCATCGATCTCCCAGTGGCCCAGGTGCCAGCCTTCCTCACCACGGCCCCAGCCCCAGACCGTCAACACCAGCCGCTCGCCGGTGGTGCCGCCGCCGCCCTGGACATCCACGCCAGCGGTCAGCAGCAGTACGCCATCAGGCACCGTGCCCTCGGGGTAGCCGTTGCCGGCTGCTTCGTTCTTGCGCCGCTGGGCCAGGCCGTCGCCGGTGAGCTTGCCTGATATTGAGTCTTCCCACGGCTCGCCTAGGACCGTGTTGTGAAACGTCTGCATCGCGTCGGGGTCGCCCTTGCGCATGGCATCCAGGGCTTCGGCGTGCTCACGCACCAGTACGGACCAGTCCGCTGCCGGGCTGTAGCTGTAGGCCGCCCAGATGTGAAAGCTCACCAGGCCCGGCTGCTGGCTCACCGCCGTGGGGCGCCACTCGCCGCGCTCCACCATCCAGCGCTTCTTGCTGTGGGGGATCGGCTCGGCGCAGTTCTCGCAGGCGTAGTGACCGGCGTGCTCACCCTCGCGAATCATCTGCTCCCACCTGAGCACCTGCATGGCCTGGCAGAACGGGCACGGCACATAGAACCGCCGCTGATCGCCACGCAGGAAGGCTTCTTCCGTCTTGCCACCGGCGAAGATCGGAGTGCCGCCCTGGCCAATCTTGCGGTCCCAGTAGTAGTCCGCCCGGTTGCGGCCCAGCTTGATCGGGTCGCCCTCGTCGAGCTTGGGGTAGGCGTCAACCTCATCGAACAGCACCACCTTCCGGCTCTTGCGCCGAAAGCTCCGGCCGCTGGCTGCGTTCACGATGTCGATCAGGCCGCCGTTGGCCAGCTGCTTCAGAAGGATCGTGTTGCTGGCGGTGCCGCGGGACTTGCTCTCTGAGATCAGGCCGCGCAGCACCGGCGTGTCCTCAAACAGCGGCTTGATCTCCTCCTTCGAGTAGCCTTCCGCGTCCTCCTTGACCGGCTGCACGATCATCACCGGGCAGGGATCCTGGTGGCTGAAGAACTGCACCACCACGCCGAGCATCTTTGTCCAGCCCACCCGGGCGCTCTTCATGATCGCCACCGTCTCCACGGCCGGATCGGTGAAGGCGTCGAGGATCTCGCGCTGGTACGGCAGGGTGTTCCACTTGCCTTTCTCGGCCGCGTTGCCGGTCATCACCGCGAACTCATCGGCGTACTCGCTCAGCCGCAGCCGCGGCGGTGGCTTGAAGCCCGCCAGGATCTGCCGGGTGAGCTCCGCAGGGTCGGCGCCGATCATCCCTTCACCTCCCCGGCCGCCAGCTCATCGAGGGCCTCGCGGATCAGCGTGGTCAGTAGCTCCACCTCCTCGATCTCCAGGTGTGGGATGCGCTGCTTGGCGGTGCTGGGCACGCCGAGCAGGCGGGTGCGGGTGATGTTGACCGCACCGCCCCAGGCGAGTTCCACATCCTCGCGGCGGAGCAGCAGGCCCTCCTGCGTCTTGCGTTGCAGCTCCAGCAGGTTGGCCTTTTCGTATTCGCTGCGGGCGCGGCTGTCGTTGTAGGCCGGCAGCTCCTCAGGTTCTGGCGCCCTGGGCGGTGGCGGCGGCGGCTTCGGCTGTGGCTTGGCGCGCTCGGCCGCTGGCCGCAGCGGGTTGGGTGAATCGGTGCGGGTGCGGGTGATCGCCGCCCAGCGCTGCTCCAGGTTGTCGCGCTCAATCAGCGGGTTGCCGTCAGGGCCCGGCACCGTCTCCAGCTCGTTGCGCTGGATCTTGCGGTAGATGCTGCCCCGACTCTTGAGGCCGAGCACCTTGGCCGCTTCCCCCACGCTGATCAGCACTTAGCCCGGCTTGTCGCACCTTGTCACAAGCTAGGGAAGGTGTGACAAGGTGCTGTGACAGGTCCTGGGAATCGTGTGCGCTCCTAATCCATGGGGTCGCCTTGTTGCGAGCAGTTCTCAACAGAAAATCTGGGCTGCTTGGCACCGGCACTTTTCCCCAGGGGCGAAGGACCCTGAGACCGGGGGGTGCCCCGATCACCGCCCGCCATACCCTCTGGCGATGTCATTCAGCTTCTTCTCAAAGCCTTTGATGAACTCGTCATTGATCAGCCGCGCTGCTGTGGCCTGCAGCTCAAGGGCATAGCGGCCTTTGCCAAGGAAGATCGAACCGACCGATGGACCGTAGACCGTGCGGATGCGGCCCTGGCTGTCCTTGCGCCCGACTAGCTGGTTGCCACCCTTGCCGATGTAGACGAAGGCGCCGGTGTAGGGCTTGCGTCCATCGGCCCTGAGCACCACGGCGGTGAGCGGCCGGCCAGGCTTGACCGGCTTGCCCCAGCCCAGGCCGCGGCCAAGGCCAGGCTGCTTGCCTCCCCTACTGCCTGGCTTCATGCCGAACTGAGTCAGGGTTGGCGATGTGCGCCCGAATCGGATCGTTGCTGAAGTTCCATCAGGCGCGATCGATGCCCTGCTGATGTCCTGCTTGATCCTTGAGGCCTTGAGGTTGTAGCGCTCACCGATGCCCTTGGCTACCTGGGTCTTGATTGCGCCTGATGCTTTGGTCAGGCCCGCCCGTTGCGCCTTGGCGAACGTCTTGGGGTCAGTGAACTCAATCAGCTTCTGCAGCTGGCTGAGCCCTTCCAGCTGGAGTGTGATCCCCGCCATACCCCTTAGCCTTCCGAACCGCAATGACATCAGCGTAAGGATGTAGCTGCCGCCACAGCCACCCAGCTGACCACTGGGTTGGCGCGCTCACCAAGTGGTCACGGGTGCGGCAGGCGTCAAGGCGCACGGTGACCAAATAGCGGTGAACGATGGGGGCGGTCATGGCTTGATGTACCTGGCCCACTGCTCCAGGGTCAGCACGACCCGCCAGGTGCCGCCCCGGAAGCGCACCAGCGTGGCGGCGTGATCGGCCTGGGCATTGATGCGCTGATGCTCGGCTTCCTTCGGCTTCACCCTGGCCGCTGCGGCTGTATCGGCCCAGCTGGCCACCTGCACCACATGGCCCGGCACCCCGTCTAGGTCGCCGGTGTCGTCGGCCCTGCCAGCGCCCAGCTTGCGCCGCACTGGCACCCCCAGCAGGTCGGTGAGCAGCGCAGCCGCCTCGAGTTCGGCGCGGTCGCCTTTCTGCTTCTGGGGGTTGGTCAACGCTGAAACGCCCCACACCCGCGCGCGTAGTGCAGGCTCTCGGCAGCCTCAGGGATGCCGATGGAGCAGCGGCCATAAGTGCGGCTGCCGGACCCGTTATCGCTCTGCTCCCGCCCTGGCTGGTGGTGGAACAGGGAGCAGTCCTGGCAGGTCCGCACCATGGCATCTGGCTCCAGGCGTGGCAGGTGCGGCAAGACGTTGGCGTAGCGCAGACCCAGGCGGATCTGGCGCGTCATCTCACGGGTCAGGCCCACCTGCTTAGCCAGGGTTGCGCTGGTGATCTCAACAGGTGCTGTGAGCACCGCCAAGGCGATGGCTTCTCGTTCTTCGCGGGTCTTCACAGCTCCACCCCCGCGCAAAGGAACTCCAGCGCGTCTTGAAGCGTCAGGGGTCGTTCCGCCAGTTCTTCGATCACCACCAGCTCAGCGGCCAGGTGGATCACGATCGCCTTGGCCGTGTGGCTCATCCAGGTGGCCGAGCTATCCGCTTCCATGATCGCTTCGGTCATGGCAGACACGGTGCGATCGATCAGCGTGTCTTGCGTGGTGGTGTCGCTCATGGCTTCGGAGCGCGAATGGTCCAGAAGGGTTCGCCGACCTTTGAGGTGGCGCTGCCATCGGCCTCACTGGCCTTCTTGGCTGCCTTGGCCTGAGCATCCAGGCTCATGACGCCAGCGGGGTAGGTCCAGGACTTGCGGCCGGCTGACCAGGTGAAGGCGTAGTCCCGGTGGCTGAAACCGCCCTGATCCACTTCGCCGGCTTCGGCCAACACGCTGAGCCGATCAAGCAGGATTTCGTCAGCCTCCTTCAGGCGAGCCATGGCGGTGCGGACTTCAATGAGGCAGTCGAGAAGCTGATCGGCGTCCATGGAACCGAGATCAACCTTGACAGTCTGAACAAGATCAACCATGGGAGATCACCACGGCAAAGAAGGCAGTGAAGGCAAGCCAGAGCGCCATGTCGCCGATGCGCTGGCCGGTGTTGAGGCGTGGGGTTTGCATGGGGGTGTGGGTGGTGTGGTGGGGCTCAGAACTCTGAACCTGCCGGGACCTTAGCGGCTGGCTATGGCCATGGCGGTGCTGGGCGTCACGAAATGAAACCAGGCTCACAAGCCCGAGCCTTGAAGGTCGCCCAGGCACCAGCCCACGCCATTCGGCACTCCTGCAGGCTGTAGAGCGGCGAGAAGGTCGTAGAGCCAGGACGGCACCAGATGGTCTGTCCCGCGTCGTACAGGTTCCCCCAGGTGGCTTCCAAGGCCATGTAGCCCCCGAGCTGCGCGGCGGTGCTGTAGGTGCTGCCGTTCTCTCCCAGGCTCTTCAGGTCGGCCAGGATGCGCCGGCCGTCTTCGTCGATGTAGGCCACGTCAAAGGTGCCGGCCACCTTGCGGCGCAGGCAGCAGGTGGGGCGCTCGCTGGCGATCACCTTCAGATCGTGCCAGCGGTCGTGGGTCATCAACGGTTGAACCCAGTCGGCATAGGGGCCATCGACCAAGCTCTGGAGCTCCTGCAATCGGTCGTGCAGCTCCTTGCCGCGTTGGTAGCCGCTGGCATTTAGCGCCAGCTCCAGTGCCCTGTGGCAGCTATTTCCTCTAGGGGCCCACACCTCCCGCGTCGCCTCGATCCTGCTCATGGCGAAGTCGGACTTCAGGCAGCCGAGCACGCCGGTGACCGAGATCGGGAACTCCACCTCGCCAAGCCAATAGCGGTGCTCAGGGTCGCGCCGGTGAAGGCCGGGGATGGGTTGGAGCCAGGCGTGCGGGGTAGGCATGGGTGGTGGGGGTGGTGATGGGGGTCGCGCGCGCGTGGTGAATGGCTCCATGTGACTCCATTGGCTCAGACTCCAGAGCCTGACTGCTGTTTGGCCTTGTCACATGGGGATCACATGGTGATCACGCTGTGACAATTCTGAAATCGGACTAGCGGAGTCACATGATGACTGCCTGGTGATCTCCTTAAAACTCTCTCTATGACAGGGTTTTAAGTACATAGAGTCACTTGGGGATGGACGCTATTAAGGGAGATCACGGCGGCATCGGCTTGTCGCCGTTCCGCTCGAACCATTCCCTGGCCAACGGCGTCAGCTTCCAATGGCCAGGCATCGGACCAACCCTGGTCACCATGGGCCGCCTGCCGCCGCTGGCCCGCGTGAGGCTGTTGGCGACGCTGCCGCTGCTGTAGCCCTTGGCCTTGCCCAGCTGAGCGATGATCTCGCGCCGGTGCAGTGATGGCTTCCCGCCCTGCAACGCCTCCCAGAGCAGCTTGCCGACGCCGTGCCGCACATCGCGGATCACTTCCGTCATGGCGGTGACGGCGAGCCGGCCGGTGTCCTCATCGATCTGGTAGTTGAACTCCCGGGCTGTGCCCTGCCGGCACTTGCGCACGGCCCAGGTGCGGCGCCAGGTGCTGATGCGCTTCTTCCCTGCCGACTTGTCCGGCGGTCCCTCAAAGCCGTCATCGTCGCCGCCCTCCATGACCGGCTGAATGCTGTGGACGATGGACGGCACTTCCTTCCATGCCTTGGCGCCGGCCGCCTCGCCGCCGGCGGTGCCGTCGTGGTTCAGCCATAGGACGCTGCAGTGCTGGCAGATCACCTCCTTGACGAAGGTGAGCAGCGCCGTGACCTGGCCGTTGTCGCAGTAATTGAGATCAGCCCTGGATGTGGCGGCCTTGCAGCTGTCGATGATCACCAAGGCGATCTTCTCGCTGCGCACGAAGTCGAGCAGGCCCAGGCAGCCGCGCAGCGACGCCTCCCAGCCCATCGCAGCCTGATCGGTGTCGTGGGCCCACACATGGAGCCGGAGCCCTTCGTGCGTTGGGCTGATCGCCGGATGCTCGGCCTTGCCCAGATCCTGCAGGGTGCGGATCAATGGCGCCGGGCCCGAGTCGGTGGCGATCATCAGGACGCTGCCGGCCTGCGGCCGCGCTTCCCGGTCCAGGAAGCCGGTGCCATCGATGACGGCAAACGCCATCGCCAGCGCTGCGGTGGTCTTGCCAGCACCGGCCGGCGCATAGAGCAGCGCCTGATCGTTGGCTGGCAGAAAGCCCTCGAGCAGCCAATCCAGGCTGATCACCTTGGACAAGTCGATCGATCGGTAGGTGGGCCGCTCCTTTGGCGCGGTGCCGGCGCTGCGCTGCTCCTGCTCGGTGAGCAATCGGAACAGCGCTGCATTGATCTGGCCATCGGTGCGCCGGAACCGCGCCATGATCTCGGCCCTGGCTTCCATCTCGGTGTCGTCGTCCTGGCCGCGGATGGCCGTCAGCGTGACCGTCAGTAGCTCGCGGTAGGTGGCCGGTGGCTGCTGATCAACGTCAGCCGCCCCGGCGTCAGCGGCTGCGCCTGGGGCCTTTCCCGGCTGCTGCTCCCCCTGGGGGCGGCGGTAGCGGAACCCGCCGAGCGTGTCAGCCAAATAGTGCAGGGTGCCGATGGTGGTGCCGCTGCTCTTGAAGCTCTGCCACTTCGCTATGCATTCCTCCTCGTCGAAGTTGCTGCATCCCTTGGACCAGTCCACCCAGTCGCTCAGCAGGCCCGCCGAGACGCTGTGCAACGCCATGCCGACCCGCAACCAGCGGTCGTAGTCCTCACAGGGCGGAATGTGTTTCAGCAGCTCCTGGGCCCTGGGCACGTCGGCATCAGAAGCTGGCTGGTGTTCAGCCGCTGCCGGTTCCGTCGCGGCCTTGAGCATGGGCCACAGCAGCCAGTCCGGCGCATCGGCCACCTGCAGATCGGCAGGGGAGCGGCCATCAATCCAGCGGTAACCCTCGGTGTCAGGATGCGCCCCAGCGATCACGGACTGGTGCCCGGTGCCGCGCAGCTCCAGCACGATCCGGCCGGCATCGTTGTGCCAGACCCGCCGGCCGCGCAGATGGGGCCACAGCTCAGCCGGCACTCTGAAGGCCATCTGGCGGCGGTTGATCACGCCGCTGCTCCAGGCCACGGTCGGCGGCAGGTCTGACCAGATCCGGCCGTAGACCGCCTTGAACATGGCGACCGCACCGGTGCCGTCAAAGTCCACGGCGATCACGCCGGACGCCTCACCAAGCACCAGGCCCACGGCCTTCACGAAGCTGGAATCGGCCAGCTCGGCGATGCCGTCGGCGTCGTAGGTGTGGTGGCTCCAGTCCATCTTCATGTCCCCGGTTGCCGGGTCCACGGGCCGCTTGAGTCCATCGCAGGGGATCAGGCGCCAGTCGCTGTCCACCTGCTGGAGCTCCGCCAGGAGCTCAGGGGTGAGGGTCATCACAGGCGGGCCTGGCGATCGTTGCGGGCCTGGGCGCGTTCCTGCCGGCGCTTTTCATCGCGCAGGATCTGGCGGATCACGGTGGAGCGCGGCTCAGAGTCCCGAGCCTGATCAAGCCAGTGGATCAGGTCAGGCGGCAGCCGGACTGGGATGGGGTGCATGGGTGCGGGTCAAGCCAAGACAGCGTATCCGCGCCGGATACGGGATGGCAAGGCTGAGGGGATGGACCACGAAAGCTGAGTTTATGGTGTCTGACGCCCTGAGGCGGCCGTTTACGGGTAGTTCCGGCCATTTTGGCTTTGGGTGTTGACAACTCGGACTCCTGAGCCCTAACTTTTGGTCAACGCAAAAAGCCCCCGGCGCCAACCGGGGGCCAATGCCAGCCAATCGGCCGGGTCTGTCCTGACAGATCGATCCTACCGCTTGGCGCCTTGTCCTTCCACCTGACAACGCCATGGCTAACGCTGCCAACGTTCCCTACCGCCCCGAAAACTTCGTCGACCTGGAGCCGGTCCAGGCCAAGGCCGCCGAGCTTATGCCCGAAAAGCTAAAGCGCGCTGTGATCAAGGCCATCCAGGGTGGCGATCACCAGTTCAGCAACGAGTTCCAGATCGACAGCGCGGACGAGCAACGCTCATACACGCTGCAGCAGCTGATCAACAGCTACGAAAACGAAACCGACCTGCAGCGAATCGACCCTAAGTCTTCTGATTCCATTCTGTTCGGGCCAAACGGCATGATTCGCCGCCGTGGTGGCGGATCGCCTGCCTTGCTGACCGAAGACATCGAAGTTGGGTACATCGATGATCGGTTCAACCCGAAGATCGGACCCGTGATCACCAGTGGGCGAAACCGCCTCCTGGCCCTGCAGATCTTCATTCAAGCCGCCGCCCCTGGCGCTCGGTACGACAGCATCAAGATTCGCTGCAGCACCCGAAACTTCAAGTCTCGCGACGAGCTGGCCCGCCGCATTGTGCAGGCCAATACCGAGTCGCGGAACATGAACCGCGCCGAAACCCGCGAACGCCGCGCCGGTGCCAAAGGCCTAAACACTGCGAGTCGCGCCGGGCTGGTCGACTCATTGCCGAACATCACCAAGATTGACGACCTGGCGACTGCCTTCGGCGGCTTTATCAAGCTGTGTGCCATCGAGCAAAGCCTGAATGGCCTCACGCTCGATCAGTATTCAGCAGCCGGGGTGACCGCCTATGGCCACCTGCGCAAGGCCAACAAAGGCCTCAACAAGCGCATCAGCGATGACACCGCTGTGCTGGTCAAGATGGCCGACTCGGCTTGCGCCGCTCTGCCCGCCCTGGTGGAGCAGGCGATGGCCGACAAGTCGCGCGGACCAAAGAACAGCAAGCTGGCTCGGCTGCTGGCTGCCGAGATCGCGCGGCGCCATCAGCTTCTGATTCAGGCCTGATCCATGCCATAAACGTTTCGCGGCCCCACCTTGCAAAGGGGTGGGGTTTTTCTTGCCATGACCGCTGATCATTGCGCTACAAAGTGCGGGGCCGATCATCGTTTTGAAATGGCGCTTTTGGCCCATAAAAACGGCATGAGCATCAACGCCGCCGCAGACAAGTTTGGAGTAAATAGAGTGACGCTTCAACGAAAAGCTAAAAAAAGCAATCAGTTGCCAGTGGACGCGAAAATCACCACTGGCTCAGGTGTGCCAGTGGTGGAAGCGCAAAGCAATCATGCGCCAGTGGACGCGAAAATCACCACTGGCTCAGGTGTGCCAGTGGTGAAAGGCAAAGATGGCAGGGCTTACCGTAATTCTTATTTACCTGAAACTATTGCCAAGGCTATTGAGTTGCAAAGCAAAGGCAAAACAATTTCCGCAATTGCGCGCGAAGTTGAAGCGCCATACATGACAGTTAGCCGCTGGCTCAAAAAGCCCAGGCCCGAGCCGACCGCGCCCGCCGATCCGCCGCCGCTCATTCTGGAGTCTCCGGTTTCCGCCCCCAAGCCAAAGCGGCCCCAGGTGCCGGACAACTTGAAACAAGTGAATCAAAGAGAGCGCAGATGGCTGCGGGAGCGTTGGATTCAGATTGCCGATCATCTTGCCAAGGCGGAACAGCTGATCCGACTGGAGCACCACCGACTGCAGTCTGAATTTGCTGGGCCTCAAGGCAGCTTGATGATGACTAATCGATGGGAAGCCCTCGCCAAGCTATGGGCAGAGTCTGGAGAGCTTCAAGACTTCACGGCTGCCACTGGCAACCCCGAAGCCGTGACGCTTGCCGGTCTTTTCTCTGAGCTTGAAAGATCGTCCCGAGTTTCTAGCCAGTTGATCGGCTCCATTGAAATTTGGACCGGGTGCAGGCCTGATCCAACTCGCTACCAACACACCACCCCCACCCCCACAACCCCCCATGCCTAACCACCCCCACACCTTCTACACCGATCCCACGATCGGCCTGACCGTCACCGCCCACCCGGGCCCCGGCTATTGGGTCGTGAACTTCGTGCGCCGCAAGCGCATGACCAAGCAGCTCGACCAATGCGCCGCCTGGCTCCCGGCTGGCCGGTGGGATGACACCCGCTGGCACCCCGTCGGTGCGCGCCTGGTGCCGCCGGCGGCGCTGGCGGTTGTTGAAGACTGGCCGACTGAGCGCACGGTTCCCGTGGAGGTGGCGTCGTGAGCATCACTCCACAAACCAGAAACTGGCTGCGCCAGTCCGCCGCCCTTGATGGTGCTGTTGTTTCCCAAACTTTGCTGAACCTGCTGGAGCGGGTGGAGGCGCTGGAGGCTGCCCAGCCCGCCCAGCCCGCCCCGCCGCCCGCGCCTGCCGGGGGGTTGGTGGAGAGGGTGGCAACTGCTATTCACCCAAGCATTTGCGCCGACCCGAACCTGTATCGACACGAAGCCCGCGCCGCGATCCGTGAGGTGGCGGCGTGGTTAGACAGCAACGAGGGTCTTCCCGACTTGGCAACGTCACGCAACGCCGATGGCTGGGAAATGGCGGCGCAGATCCTGAATCAGGAGGCTGACCGATGACCACCCCCGACTTCCGCACCCTGTGCGCTGAGCTGTTGCAGCCGCTGGCTGAATACGACGGCGCAAATCCGTATCACGAGCACCGCGCTCTGATCACCCGCGCCCGCGCCGCCCTGCTCCAGGAACTCTCCGCGCCCGCCCCAGTGGTGGTGCCGGTGCCAGTGAGTGAGCGGCTGCCGGAGCCGGAGGAATGCACGGCACAAGGATGGTGCTGGGTGCTCTACCGAAACTTTGCCACCTGGACCTTGGAGCCACCGTTGGGCCAAGACGGAAAGCACACTTTCTACACCCACTGGCTCCCCGCCCACGCCATCCCGCTGCCCCAGGCCGGGGAGGTGCAGCCATGAGCGTTCCCCTGGACATCGTGATTCGACCCCTAAATCAGGAAAACCTCTGCGCAGCGCAGAGGCTAGTCGATGAAAATTTTGGCCATTATCCATGGCTGCATCGAAGGCTTTTCTTCTCTGTTTCTGATCCACAATTTCTTTATCGCTGGGCACTCTCAGTCGGTTGGCAAATCACTTCTTTGAGTGACTGGGTAGCATTGGATGCTGGTAATCGGGTTATCGGTACTGTGGGAGTTTATACATACCGCAAAGATGACAACGAAGCCTGCTGGCTTTCCTGGTTCTGCGTCGATTCAGGCTTTCGTGGGAATGGCATTGGGAAAAAACTGCTTCAGTTTGCAATTCAACTAGCCCGTCAGGCCGGGAAAAAATATCTTCGCCTTTACACTTCTACGCATCCATCCGAAGCAAACGCTCATGCCCTGTACAAGAAATTATTTAAGATCACAGGAAAGGAGTCAGAGCGCATCTATTTAGAGCTAGATCTATCAAAGGAGGTGCAACCATGAGCAACGACATTCGCAACCAGCAGGAGGCTGACCGATGAACACCCCCCTGAGCCACGCCGCGCAGGCGGTGCTGGATGCCTACGAAACTACTTTGGGGGTATCGCCAGGACTTGCCGCCGCCATTCGCGCCGCTGCTGATCAGGTGGTGCCGGAGGAGCCTGAAAATGAAGATTTTGACGGCGATAACCACGACGACAAAGCGGAGTGGTTGCAGTGGTCTCAACGCACTCATACACGCCGCGAACTCCTCGCCATCGCCGACGAACTGGAGGTCCAGCCATGAGCCCCGCCGACCTTCTCTGGCTGGCGATTGCGGTTCCAGTCCTTGCCTACCTGATCCTGCTGGCAATCGCTTTCCTGGTGCTGGTGTGGCTGGTCTACACTAAGCAATTCCCCTTTGTGTGATCGTGACCGACCTGGTAAACCAGCCATCTCATTGCACATCCGGCTCCGTCGAGGTGATTGACATCCTTGAGCAGGCTGCCAGTCATTCCCCGGATCCCGTGCTGGCTGGGCTGCAGTGGCAAACCTTGAAATACCTGCTCAGGATGTGGTTGAAGGGGAACGCATTGCAGGACGCCATGAAGGCCCGCTGGTATCTCAATCGCCTGATCTCGCACCTGGAGCGCAGTGCCTGACCCCATCGAACCCCCAGCCCCGCCCAGCCGCGCCGCCCTGGCGGCCGTGCTGGCTCAGGCTGGCGAGCCTGATTGTCCGCTGCTGGCTGATCGGCCGGTCAGCGATGCCGGCGGTGCTCAGCGGATTGATTTGGCCAACGGCTGGCGGCTGAGCCTGTGGTGGCACCCAGGGCCGGAGCTTGCCCGCCTCTGGGCCGCCACGGCACCGGATGGCGGGATCTGGACCCTTGGCTGCGACCGCTGGCCGGACTGGAACGCAGGCCCCGAGGCGGTGGTGCTTGAGCCGCTGCGCCACTTGCTTACCGATGAACAGCGCGCGCGGCTGCAACAGCGCCTGCTGAACTGCGGCTGCTGGCCGGAGCCTGACCCGCTGCCGGAGCCAAAGCCGCCATCAATGGCAGAGATCGAGGAGCTCTACCCCTTGGACGTGATGGCATCGTGAAGCTCACCCCAGAGGATGTGGCCATCATCCGCGCCAGCACCGAATCCGGCGGCGCCTTGGCCCGCCGGTTTGGCGTGGCCAAGCAGACCATCTCAAGCATCCGCCTGGGTTACACCCATTGCCCCAAGCCGCCCCGCGAAGATCGCAAGGTCCACGACAAAACCGAAGGCCGGCTGGTCACCGCCCAGCAAGTGGAGGTGGTGCGCGCCGTGCTGGAGCGTGCACCTACCGAATCCCACCAGGCCGCCGCCGCGGCCCTGGGCCTGAGCCGCCACACCGTGCGCAAGATCCGGTTCGGCCTGCAATGGCCCGACGTGTTGCCGGAGCTGGAGCGGCTGGAGGAGCGCCACAGCGGAGCGTACTGCTACCGCTGCTGCCACTGGAGCGAGAAGGGTGATGGCTCCTGCACCTTGGGCATCCCCGAGGCGGCGCTGGAAGGGCAGCTGGCCGCGCGTGGCTGCGGGGCCTTCAGTCGCCGCCCCTAGCCTGGCCCTGGTGCATGGTGTTTCTGCCCCGACCCGTGATGGGTTGGGGTTTTTTATGCCAGCATCTGCCGCACCCTCCAGCGGGAGCACCCCAACCGCTTGGCGATGCGTTGCTGGGAGAGCCCAGCGCGGCGCAACCGGCGGCAGCGGTCGCGATCGGTTTCGAGGATCCAGGTCAGCAGCAGGACAGGCAGGAGCAGCAGGGCCAGGGCCCAGGCGATGGTGGTCATGGTGGTGAATGCTGTGGGGTGATCAGCCAGGGGTCAGCGACCGCGCCTGGTTGATGGGATCACCCTACATCGCCGAAGCGCTTATGCGTCGGTATCTAAGGAAAACGTCGCCAAAGCGCTAGGGTCCAGATCACTGCAGCGCAGCCTATCTATGAAGCTGGGATACGCCCGTGTGTCCAAGGAGGAGCAGGCCGATTCTTTGCCGGCCCAGGTGGGCCGCCTCCGGGGCGCCGGCTGCGATGCGGTGGTGGAGGAGCTCGAATCAGGCCGCAACGACGACCGACCCGGCCTGGCCGAGGTGGTGGCCGAGGTGCGCGCCGGCCGGGTGAGCGAGCTGGTGATCACCAGGGCCGACCGGCTGGGTCGTAATGCTGCCTTTGCCGATGAGCTGCTGGCCCTGTGTGCGCTGCGGGGGGTGACCGTCACCGCGCTGGACGGTGGCACCATTGAATCGGCCACGCCTCAGGGATTCCTGCAAGCCAGGCTGCTCACCACCATGGCCGAGGTGGAGTCGCGGATGCTGAGCCTGCGGCTGCGGCGCCAGTTCGAGCAGTACCGCTCCCAGGGCCGCCACCTGCGCCGGCGCAAACCCTTCGGCTACCAGGGCGGCGCCGATCACAAGCTGGAGCCACACTCGGAGCATTGGCCCCAGGCGTTGAAGGTGTTGCGCAGGCTGCGGGAGATTGGCAGCTTCACCGGCACTGCGAACGATCTGCCGGGCTGGTGCGCCTGGACCCCAGCGCCGAGCAGCCTGCAAGCCTGGTTCGTGAATCCGGTGATTCGCGGCCACATCGGCCACATGCTTGAGAAGGGCAGCGGCAAGGGTTGGGGCCAGCGGTGGGGAGAGATCAGATATGACCAGCACCCGGCGCTGATTGGTGAGGCCGACTGGCAAGATCTGGCCCAATTTCTGCGGCGGCCGGCGAATCGGTTTCAGGGCCACGCAAACGAAGTTCGCCATGGCCTCGCCGGCCTGCTGCGCTGCGCATCCTGCGGCCACACCCTTCGCCGGAACAACTCAGGCGGAACGGCCTGGTGGCGCTGCCGCCATCGGCTGTGTGAAGAGAAGGCCGGGATCCGGGAGGAGACGGCACTGGCTCAGGTGGTGGCCGCCTGCATCGCCGCCGCCGATCGGCTGGCAGCGGTGGCAGCAGCACCGACCGACGAAGATCCGGCGGTTGCCGCCAAGCGACGCGACCTGGAACAGCTTGAGGGGCTGGCGCGCCGCAATCCGGCGCTGGCGTCAGCATGTGCTGCCTTGCGGACGGAGATCGAAAGCCTGAGCCACCGGCCCAGGGTGTCGCCGGACTTACTGGCAGTTGCCGAACGCATCGGCGACCCCGCCTTCTTCACCGGCGCGTCTGCACCTGAGCAGCGGGCGCTGTTTGGCGCGGTGCTGGATTCGCTGCAGGTAGGTCGATCTGGGGAAGTCCACGCTCAGCCGCGTAGCTGGTGAGCCTGCTGGCCAGGGCTTCGCGGAGGGTCACGGCTGATCGGTGCTCATGCTCAACATTCTGATCCCCACCCCACCACCGCGTCAAGATCAGCACTCCAAGCACGGTCTGCAGCACATACGCAGATCACAGTTGTGATCGGGGGCCTGAGGGTCTTAGGCTCTGGCTAAGGACATCACTGCTACCCATGAGCAACACCACTTACAGCCTGATCAAGGAAGCCCAGGACCAGGCCGCCACCGAATTCGGCCGAATGCTTCGCCGCTGGCGCCGCCAAAACGGCTGGACCCAGTACACCGCCAGGCGCTGGGCCAGCGAGGCCGGCCTGGGCGAAGTGGTCAGGCATTCGGGCCTGAGCGAACTGGAACGCGGGATCACCAAGAGCCCCCGCAACGTGGTCTTTCTCAGCCTGGCCAACCTGAACGCCTTGATCCACCAGGGCGAGTACAAAGGCGTGCGCAGCCGCGACCTGCTCGACCAGCTCAAGGGCAGCCAGGCCATCTGTGATGAGTCCGGCAAGCCTTGGGGCCCTGAGGCCTTCTGGGCCTGCCATGCGGGCATCCTGCTGCCACCGGAGGCCTTGCGCGCTGCGCCCGCCACCCCAACCCCAGCGCTCACCGATGACCAGGCTGCCGAGCTCTGCGCCAGCTGGGCCGATCAGGCC